GGCTGATGATGAAAGTTCTAGCTGATTTGCAAGGCCACATCCGCGAGGTGGCCGAGACCGGGAAACTCGCCGAGATTTCGCTGCAAAGCGAACGGACGTTGCGCGAGCGCGCGCAGGGTGCCGTTCGAGAATTCAGGAGATAACGATGGAACACACGACCGAAGCCCATGATACGGCAGTCGCCGGCATCGAGAAAATGTTCGGCGGCGGCGAATCCGCCGAAGTGAAGAAACCCCCGGAAGGGGAGCAAACTGCTGGAGTTGAACAGCAGGGGGCTGAAGGCGAGCAGGCGATCGAGGGCCAAGAACAAGCCCAAGGCGCTGCGGCCGAGCCCGAAGAGGTGGAGGTGGAGATCGAGGGCGAGAAATATCTCGTCCCAAAGAAGATTTCCGACCGCTTCATTCAGCACGCCGATTACACGCGCAAGACCCAAGATATAGCGGAGATGCGCAAAGCGTTGACGGCGGAACGCGAGGTTGCAACGGTCAACAAGGCTTTCGAGTCGGCAGTCTCCCAGGAGCAGCAACAGCTGGGAGTGATCCGGGCGCAGATCGATCAATTGCGCCGCGCCGACTGGCAGTCGATGGAGACCGAGCAGCTTCTCAAGTCCAGGGCGTTGCTCGACCAGCTGAAGGATGCGCAAGCCTCGATCGAGGAGTCGGTCAAGGCCAAGCGCGCGGACTTCGATACGCGGGTCGCGCAGCACATGCAGGAAGCGATGGCTGCCGGCGAGAAGTACATCGCCCAGCACATCAAGGCGTTCGACCAGAAGGCCAAGAAGGAGCTCTACGAGTACGGAGTCGGCGAAGGCTACACGCGGGAGGAGATGGAAAAGATTGCCGACCCCCGGATCGTGGTGACCCTTTGGAAAGCGGCCCAGTGGGATCGCCTGCAGGCTTCCAAGCCCGGAACCATGCAGCGCGCATCGCAGGCCGTCCCCACGGTAAAGCCGGGGGCGGCGCAAAGGCCCGCCAGCCGAGTGCAGGCCCTGTCCAAAGGCTTCAAGGAAGCGAAGGGCAACGAGGCCAAGAAGCAGGCGGCGATCAATTACTTTGCCGAGCGGTTGGCTCGGTGAAGAACAAGGAGAACTCAGATGGCACAGCTATCTGGAACGACCGACACGTACCGAGTAGGTACGGGGGGCGGGTTGCGTGAGGACCTGGAGGATAAGATCTGGGACCTCTTCGCGGACGACACCTGGGCACTGACGAACCTCGACCGGACGCCGGCGACGGCGACGTACCATTAACCATTGGTGGTACTGAAACTTTGCTATAAGCGGGAACACCCTTAAACGCCATGTCCCAAAGTGGAAAAATCGTGACGGTTGGGCAATCCGCTGGTAAGAGTTTCGCTTACCTGCTTGGTGTATATCTCGGCGATGGCTGCGTGACGCGAGTCCAAGGCTATCTACGGTTTCGTCTCAACGTGATTGATCTGGATTTCGCGCAAAGCGTATCCAAGGCAATCGGTGATGTGACGGGAACGTGTCCGAAGGTATATGGGCCTTACGCAGACAAGCGGTTTGTGAATGCGGCTGCGCACTACGAGCTGCTTTGCATGAACCGTGAACTGTGCGAATCGCTTGTGAACGCGACGGACAGCAAGGAACATTTGCCCGAATCATTGGAGACGATGACGAAGGCGGAAAAACTTGCGTTCGTGGCTGGCTTGATGGATAGCGAAGGGTTCGTGACAGCGAACCGCAGCAATCCCTCGAATCGGCGTTTTCACATGGGGTTCAAGGCTTGTGCCGAGTGGGTTCCTGAGTTCGGGCGTTTCTTGGAAATGCTCGGGATCAGGATCGGAAAAGTAGCACGCGAGACGCCGCGCAAATTGGGACACAAAATCCCGATTCGATTCGGCGTGAAGATGCAGTCCTGGATTGACGCCGGTGCGTATTTCAACTGCCAGCGCAAGCAATCCAGAGTGAACGAATGGGCGAGCATCGGCCCATATGAACGACGCGCGCGCTATCCGAGAAAAGCGAAGGCTAACCTCAACGAGCATACGCAGAGGGCGGCAACGCCATGATGTGCTCTGAACTCGTGACGAAAGCACGAGACTGCGGCAGAAATGCCGTAGCGCCCGAGCGATCGGGTCGTAACATATTTGGAGTGGGAGAAGGACGTGCTCATCGCGGCGACGAACGTGCCGCAACTGGAAGGCAACGATGCGTCGTTCGCGACGCTGGCGGCGCCGACCAGGCAGGGGAATTACCAGCAAATCTTCAAGAAGCAGTTCCTGGTCAGCGGCACGCTGGAGGCGGTTGCGAAGGCGGGCCGGGCGCGGGAAGCCGCAAGGCAGACCGTGAAGCAGATGCGGGAGTTGAAGAACGACATGGAGTACGCGATCGTTCGCAACGCCGCCTCTACCGCCGGGGCTGCGGCCTCGGCGCGGGCGCTCGCTTCGATGGAGAGCTGGATCGCAACGAACGAGACGTTGGCAACGACGACCTCGAGTGCGACCACCGCTGGGTTTGCAAGCGGCACCGTTGCGGCGCCGACCGATGGGACGACCACGGGGGCGTTCAGCGAAGGTTCGCTGAAGACCGCTCTTGGGGATGCGTGGACGCAAGGCGGGGATGCCCGGGTGATTCTGACCGGGACCTCGCAAAAAGCGGCCATCGACGCCTTCCCGGGGCAGGCGACGCGGTTTGTGAACGTGGGGCAGCGGCAGCAGGCGACGGTGATCGGCTCGGCGAATGTGTACGTCAGCAGTTTCGGCGTGCATACCGTGGTGCTTCACCGGCACGTCCGGTCTTCGGTGGTGCTATGCATCGACCCGGATTACTGGGCGCTTGCGTTCCTCCGGAACCCGTTCATGGAGGAGCTCGCCAAGACCGGGGACGGCACGAAGTACCACATGGTGTCAGAGATGACGCTGGTGGCCCGCAGCGAAGCGGCCTCAGCGAAGGTAGTTTCGTGCGCTTGATGTAACCAACAAGAGCCCCCGAAAAGGGGGCCTTTCTCAAAGCCATCCAGGCTTTGACAAGGGCAAAAAGATGACGATGCGCGTGAATTACGAGCTCTCAAAGTCCCCGGCGACGTGGGATTTCGTCAACTTTCTCGCCCGCGCCGAGGAGCAAAGGCTGGAACGCATGCAGGACGGGATTAGCCTGCGCATCAGCTTCGGGCAACGGTTCCAGAGCCCGCGGGACAGGGCCTTTAGCGATGCCCGCAAACTCTGGCGCATCCACAACCTGCTTATTTCCCTTGCCCGCTGTCTTCCCTCGGTTGTAGACGCTGCCCTGGGGCCGGGCGTGCAGACGTTAGGCTACCTACCCCCTGCCGGGCCTCAAAAGCCGCGCCTGGAGGCCCCGGGCTACGCCAGGGAAGCCCTTGGGGCCTATCTTGCCTCCAAGCCCAACCCGGTCTCGATCACGCTGAGGGCTTCGGATTTCGAGCCGCAGAGGAATAGCGACCTACCTGGCTGGCGGGCCGCCGTGGACTGGCTCAAGGAGCGCGGCTACAGCCCCATTGCCGTACCCGATGCGGAAGGGGCGGTACGGGGGGCCGAGGCCCCGATCGGCTGCGAGGAGTACGTGCCTGCCGCCCTGTACCCGGAGCTAAGGCTTGCGTTGTACGAAGCCTGCGCGGTCAATTTGATGGCCGCCGGGGGGCCGATGGAGCTATGCCTGAATGCTGCGGTGCCGGTGATGATCTGGAAGCTCCAGGTCGAGGGGCTGCCGATGAATAGCGACAAGAACCTGGAGCGGCGGGGTTTTCTGCCGATGCAGGACTTCGGGCCGCTGAAACGGCTTTACCTCGAGCCCGACGATGAAGCGAACCTGCTCGAAAAACTTGAGCAGGAGGTGCCGCGCTTTGCCGCCCTTGTGAACGAAAGGAAGGCTGCCTGATGCCTGAGTTTTTCGACTACGACCCGCTGCTTGGCCTTCGCCGGACCTTCGATTACGACGAGGGAACGGGGGATTTCTTCGTGCGCACCGAGCAGGACGTGGACCCCTCTTTGCGGTATGCAGCGGAGGCGCGGGCGACGCGGGCCTTCGATGGCAAGGGTAGAGAAATGCGCATGTACGCAACCCTGCCGCCTGTTGTTCAGATGGAGTTGCGGCAAAAGGGGATCAATATTTACTCGAAGGACCCGGCGATGATCCGGCGCATGTTCGCGGAGATCGACGCCAATTACCCGCGTTGCAAGACCACTGACAAGGTGCACCGGTGAGCCGAGAACTGGCCCAGCAGGCGAAAGACCTCTGCGATGCCGGAAAAGCCGAGGATGCCTGGGCGATCGCGGAAAAGCTGATGGGGGAAAGCCCGCATGCGGCAAACCCGGTAATCCTGGCGTCCTTCTGCGCCTGGAAGATGAAGCGCTACCCGCTGGCCTACCAGTTGGGGTTGAGGGGGACGCACTTGGCGCCTCATGAATCAACGGCCTGGTTGAACCTCGGCATCGCGGCTCAGGAGATGTGGCTCTGCGAAGAAGCCGAACTGGCGTACAAAGCCGCCTTTCGGCTCTCGAAGACCGATGGCGAGCGCGGCATGTCGAAAATGAACCTCGCCGCCCTGTACATCGACACGGGCAGGTTTGCGGAGGCGGAAAAGACCTCCCGCGAGGCGCTCAAATTCTCCCCCGACAACCCCAAAGCGAAGGCGAATCTCGGATTCGGCCTCCTCGGGCAGAGAAAATGGGAGGGCTGGGACTGGTACAGCTATAGCCTGGGCCTTGCCTCGCGGGTAAAGATGCAATACGCGGGCGAAGCCCCCTGGGATGGCACGCCGGGCTTGACGGTGTCTTTGTACGGCGAGCAGGGACTGGGAGATGAACTGAGTTTCGCCTCGATGCTGCCCGAGGCTTTAAGGGATTGCGGGAAAGTCATTCTCGACTGCGATGCAAAGCTCGCCGGCCTCTTCAAGCGCAGCTTTCCGCAGGCGAAAGTCTACGGAACGCGCTGGGCGCGGGCAAAGGACGGGGTTAAGTGGGCCGAGGAGGACTGGAGGGTCGATGCAAGCCTCGCCTTGGGCGAGCTGGGTAAGTTCTACCGCACGATGGACGCTGATTTTACCGGCGAGCCCTACCTGGTGGCGGACCCGGAAAGGCGGTTGATGTGGAAAGCTCTTTTCGAGCGGATTGCGAAGCCCAAGATCGGCCTTGCCTGGACGGGCGGAATCCCGCAGACCGGCGAGCGGTTCAGGACGCTTTCACTGGAACAGCTCTACCCGCTGCTTTCCTCTATTCCCGCGCGCTGGGTCTCGCTGCAGTACAAGGACGCCGCGAAAGAGATTGCGGAGTTCAAGACGAAACACGCGGATGTGGACATCGTGCAATACGGCTTCGGCACGTTGACCTCGGATTACGATGATACCGCCGCTCTGGTGGCGGAGCTTGACCTGGTGATCTGCATCCAGACCGCGGTGGCCCATCTTTGCGGAGCGCTGGGAAAAGACTGCTGGGTGCTGCTGCCGAAGTACAGCCAATTTCGTTACGGCTACAAGGGCGAGACGATCCCCTGGTACAAATCGCTCAAGGTCTTCCGGCAGCGGAGCCTTCAGGACTGGAACGGGCCGATGGGCGAGGTTCAGATGGCGTTGAACAAACGCTACCCGCAGGCGGTGGCGGCTTAGTGGATTGCAGAATTTGTAATCTTGAGGCCGTACATGCCTATTTAGCAAGGAAAGTCGCATGAAGATCACCGCTCCCTACCTGCATGAGCAAAAGCTGCTCCATGCGTTGACGGAGTACGGCACGGCGAGCGCAAAGTACGCCCCGCTGGTCAATGGCATCGTGAACCGCATGCAGCTGACGGAACTCCTGGACTACGGCTCGGGCCGCGGCGGGTTGGTGCCGTACCTGGAGTTCGATCACAACGTACAAATTCAGTGCTACGACCCGGCGATCGAGGAGTTCGCCGGGGAACCGATCCCAATGCAGTTCTGCGTCTGCCTCGATGTTCTCGAGCATATCGAGCCGGAGTGTTTGGATGCAGTGCTTGAGGATCTCGAGCGTTGTACGGGAACGGTGGGCTTGTTCACGATCTGCACCCGGGCGGCGGGGAAGACGTTGAGCGATGGAAGGAACGCGCACCTGATCCAGCAGCCGATGCGCTGGTGGCTGCCGCGGCTCTGGGACCGGTTCGACCTGCACACCGTGCAGCGGAGGGGGGAGGATGATTTCTACGTCATCGTCTATCCGAAGACTCCGCTTATCGAGAAGGCGACCACGCAATGAGCATCACCACGAACGCACAACTGGAAACAGCCGTAGGCAATTGGCTCGCCCGCGCGAACCTGTCCACGATCATCCCCGATCTGATCATGCTGGGGGAGAAGTGGATTTTCAGGCACGCCAGGACTCGGGAGATGGAAGCCGCCCTCAGTTTCACGATGTCAGGTGGTACGGGCTCAGTGCCCACAGACTACGCTTCGCTCAAACACGCCCGGATCACGGGAAGCCCGACGCGGTTTCTCAAGATGCGCACCACGCGCTGGATTCTGGAGAACTACCCGTTGCGGTCTTCGGATGGGAAACCCTTTTTCATCGGCGCCGATGGGTCTTCATTCATCTTCGGCCCGTACCCGGATTCCAACTACACAGTCGCAGGGATCTACTACGCCAAGCCCGCGGCAGTCGCATCGAGCGCGAACAGTCTTTTCACGGCGAACCCGGACCTGTACCTCTACGCTGCTTTGTGCGAGGCGGAGCCCTACATCAAGAACGACAAACGGCTCCCGCTCTGGATGGCGAAGCGCGATCAGATCCTCTTCGACATGAACGCCGAGGCAAGGGACGGGGAATACGGCTCGGCGATGGAGATGACCGTAGGATGATCCCCTGGATCGGGTACGCCCCTGATGTAGATCCAGTCACGCCGGGGGTCATGGTGGACTGCGATCACGTCATCCCCACGGCAAGAGCTTTCGAGGCAGCCCCCTCGCCGGCTTCTTCGGGCTATACAGCTTTGGCGGCTACCTGCATGGGGGCTTCGCTCCTTCGGAAGACCGATGATACGGTGAGGCTTTTTGCGGGAACCTCTGCAAACCTGTACGAAGGACAGTCTAACGCCTGGACCAACAGGACGCCCGCAGCTACTTTGACCGGGCTTGGATCAGCAGACCGCTGGCGCTTCGCGCAGATGGGGGATACGAGCTTCGCGGTCGCGAAGACGGAGAAACTTCATTTCCTTGCCGGCGCCTCTACGTTTGCTCAAACCACTTCGACCGCCCCGAAGGCGGGGGTGATCGAGACGGTGAACAATTTCGTAATGCTCTTTGATGTTGTGGACCAGGGAGCTTTGTACGACTCAGCCACGAGGGCTGATGGGTGGTGGTGCGGCCCGAAGGGGGGTTACATTGACTTTACGCCCTCGGTGACCTCAGAAGCTGCTACCGGAGTACTTCAAAGCACGCCGGGCAAGATCACCGCAGGCCGGCGTTTCGGCTACCAGTGCGTTGCCTACAAACTGCGGTCCATGTACTTGGGGACCTACGTCGGGCAGCCCGTGATCTGGGACTGGCAACTGATCCCGGGCGATGCGGGAGCTTTGTCTCAGGAAGCGGTGGTCAACATCGGCACTCCCGAACAACCCGTACACCTATCCATGGGAGCGGATAATTTCTACGCCTACGCAGGCGCCCGGGCCATGCCGATTGGGGACGCGGTGAAGGAGACCGTGTTCGGCGAGTTGAACATGGCGCATTACTACTCTGCTTGTGCCTTGCATGACAGGGCGCGGAACATCGTGCGGTTCTGGTACCCGGTGGTCGGCACGAACCTGCCCGAGAAGTGCATCGTGTTCAACTACAAGACCGGCAAATGGGGGCGCGATGACAGGCAGATCGAGATGGCGGTGGATTTCTCTGCGGGCGGAACGACCTACGACGCCCTGGGGACTTCTTACGCCACGTATGACGATCTTCCCGCCCTGCCCTACGATCTCGCGTTCTCGGTGGCGAGCGCAGAACTGCCCGCAGTGTTCGATACCGCGCACCTGTTGAAGACCTTGACCGGGGCGGCGGGGGCGAGCTCGATCACCACGGGAGACTACGGCGATGAGCAGATTTTCTCGACCCTTGCCCGCGTAAGGCCCAGGTTTCTCTCCGCCCCGGCGGCGGCGAGCTTTGCCAATTACTACCGCGATGTTCTATCGGATGCGTTGACCGCAGATGCGACGACGCCGATTGCCGAGGGGCGGTTCGATATGCTCAGAAGCGCGCGCTGGCACCGCGGCGTCTTGCAGATGGAGGGCGACTGGGAGATGCCGGGCATTGATGCGACTTTGATACCGGATGGCGAGGAATGACGATCTCTGTTGCCCAGCGAGTCCCCGCGCAGTGGAGCCGCGTGGAGATGCTCGAGGTTATCCGAGCGCTCGAGCAGGAGTTGAATTTGCTCTCCGCCGGCAGGCTTTCAGTAAGGGGCCGTGCGGCTTCGGTTCCTACTGTCGGGTCTTATGCCGTGGGGGATATCGTTTTCAACTCAGCCCCTACCGCTGGGGGGACGATCGGCTGGGTGTGCACGGACGACAGTCCGTTGACCTTCAAGACCTGGGGGGCGATTGCGGCATGAGCTTTGCCAAAACAGGGTTTTGGGGGTATAAATCCGGCTACCGCGTAAATGCCCGCCCGGCATCGAGCTCGCGTGCCCCAGGACACGGAGACGCGATGTGCTGGTAGCGGAAAAGACGGTCACGATCGAGCGAACGCAGGACGCGGCGCTCGTCAAATCGATCATCACGCACCCCCGTATCTACCCCAGCGTTACAGATGATGGGGCGCCGCGGCCAGAGTTGTTTGATGCCTCGGAGGCGGTAAAACACAAGAACGTCTATTTCCTTCTCGCCCGAGCTGGCGAAGAGCTTCTGGGCTGTTTCATGTTGCACTCGCACAACGCGGTGCTCTACGAGGTTCATACCTGCCTGCTGCCGAATGCCTGGGGGCCTCGAGCGGTTGAGGCGGGGGTTGCGGGAAGGCGGTGGATGTTCGCCAACACGCCCTGCGAAAAGATCATGACCTTCGTCCCGCAAGGAAACGGTCTTGCGTTCAAGTTTGCGAAGCGCTGCGGGATGCAACTGGAAGGCATTTTGACGAAGAGCTACAAAAAGGGCGGGAAACTGCTGGACCAGAGCCTGCTCGGCGTAGCGAAGGAGACGGTATGCCGGTAGCCGGGCCTATTGCCGGGGCTGTTGCTGGCTCAGTGGTGAGCGGCATGATGAATGATAGTGGCGGCGGAGGCGGCACGGTTCAGCAGTCCTCCAGCTCCGCCCCCTGGGGT